GAATCTTACGACCTTGATTTTACCATTGCGGATATAGCGATAAATCGACATTCTACCGATGCCTAACAGCTCTGCAGCTTGGGTTGGAGTCAGGAAATCTTTGTCTCTCCATTTATTGTTGGCGACATTTGTGGCTGTCTCCTGATTCGATACTTGCATCTTCTTCTGCCGGAATCGTTCCTTATAAGACCGTTCCGAACACCGCTTCGAGCAGAAGCGTGTGACTGTGGTCTGGGCGATAAATTTCTTTCCGCACCATTCGCAGATCCTCTCAACTTTGATGTTGCTACTCATGTCATACGTGTTAATTTCGTTATTACTCGTATCATAGCGTATCACGACGTACCGTGACGTACCACATTCTCCACCACCTTGCTGACGCTTGGGGTGAAATGAGTCGCTGTCGTACAAAATCCGTACAAAATGGAGCATAAAAACGCCTAACACTGACAGTTATCAGCATTAGGCGTTCTTGTAGGAGTTAAGTTTTATCGCTCAGTAATAGTCAATTGTTGTTGATATAAACCATTGACAATCAATTAATTACTTGCCGATGCAGTATGTAGGGTAAATGAAGTTAACTCCGTTGATTGTCAATTAGATAGAGTAATATTCACGAAGTCGTTTGCAACGTTTTTACAACACTTTCGGGACAAATGATGCAAAACTGCCCGAAAGGGCGATTTTTATGCCTCACTTTCCCACACAGTATGTAGGGCTGGCGCCCTGAAATGGGGCGTATCTTGCTGATTTATAGAATACAATATCATCGCGATATTGATTTGGCTTTGCCCGATACAACGGATATACAACACTATTGCAGAAAAATGGGCTTTTCGGGTGTTTTTCGGGGGAAAAAAGAAGCGGCCCGACGAGAGCCGAGCCACTTCAAACGCAATACTGATATGCGAGGTCGCACTCAGTGATGCAAAGTTAGTGATTTCTTCCGAAACGACCAATTAAAAACTGAACAAAGTATATCCGATGCCGATGCCGATGTATGGCTGGGCGCCAGCCGGGGTGAAGCCGTAGCCAGCTTGGATGCCGATGCTCCAGCGTTTCATTTTCGGAGTGTTCGTGATGGTGATTGTCTCGCGTTTCGGGAAAACGTAGATACTATCCAGCGACGGCCGATAGCCGCTAACCCACGCGTGGTAGTCGTCGCCCCGATATTCCTTGCTGGAGATGGTGATGATGACATTCGCGCTGTCCGGCTCATCTTTGCTGGCGACATTCATGTCGGGAGCAACATTGCTCGCCTCATTGGTGAGGTGAGCAGAGTCTCGCTCAATAGGCAGACGGTCAGTGATGTATCTGACAACAACGCTGTCCTTCGGTATCGGCTTAATGATTTTTATGGTGTCGTAGACAACTACCCTTGTAGTGTCCGATACCACGCCGTCCCGTGGCGTATGCCGTGAGGTTGATTGTCTCACGTTGAGACAGACCAGCCCCACGCATACGGCCGCGAGAATAGCGATTACGATGTTCTTAGTTCTGCCCATAGCGTCTGATGTAGTTGATGATGCCGTCAACATGAGTCTTGACTATGGCCTGCTTGCCGGCACTCGATGTGATGAACGCGACGTCCTCTCTGTTGTCATGGAAGAAGTTCTCGCTCAGCACAGCCGGGCACTTGGTCTTGCGTAGGATATAGAAGTCCTCCTCCCAGTCGGGGTCTCCGTCTGAGTAGTCGGTGCGGACCTTGTGGCCGGCGAAGTTCTTGACGGCTTCGTTGTAGATGCACGTTGCCAGCTCGTCGGCTTTGGTCTTGCCTCTTGATGTGAACGCGCTCCAGCCTCGTGCCTCCATCCATGACCCATTGCCGGCGGCGTTTGAGTGGATGGATATGAGGATGACGTTTGATGTGCCGTAACGGCCGCATATCTCGTTGGCGCGTCTTGCTCGCTCTGTGAGACTGATGTCGGTTGTCTCAGGCACGAGGAGTCGGGCGTCATAGCCTCTCTCGGTGAGCTGCTGCTGTATCATGCCGGCTATTTCACGGGAGAACGCGAACTCGCGATATTTCCCGTCGGGCGAACACTTGCCGGGGGTGTTTATTCCGTGCCCATTGTCAATTAGGATAATCATTGGCCTGATGTTTGGGTTACTGATTCATTCGATGATAGAAGTCGAGCTTGATGTCATCGTAAGCCATCTTCACGTTGGTGTAGGCTCGCTTGTTGTTCGGGCCCTGCTCGTGATAGATTTCGCTTTCTACGACTACGGCCACCTGCTCGATCCAGTCAACATTGCAGAATGTCGAGATACACTTTCCGCGATAGGTGAATGGGTCGAAGCGGCTGTTGCGGTCATCGTGGATGATGTGCAACTGCTTTCTGATTTTCTGCCTCGTGCTCTCGCGGTCAGCGATGTGGTTCTCTTCACGGATGCGCTTGATGAGATGGCACACCTGCTCAACCGACAAATCGAAAGCCATCCCCGTAAGGTTACGGAGGCGAAGCTGGGTCTCATTGCGAAGCCCCTCTGAGATGTCAGAGAGCATATCGTTCTGTTTCTTGGTCTCAGTGAGGATTTCGACCATATCGGAGTTGCTACGCTCGATTACGCGGTTGATGATTGTTTTGAACCACTTGAATATTGCCACCCACATAAGGAGCGACAAAACGATGAAAGATGCGCCGATGACTATCAGCGCTCCGTAGTCGCTCACGCTGTGGGCAACTTCGGTGACTGCTTGGATTTCATTCATTGCTTGAAAATGATTAGTCTGATTAAACGTCCGAGGATTACTCCGGCTATCGTCAATCCGAAGTCTATCCAATCCCACTTACCGCCGTGAGCCTTGTCTTTGTATTCCAGCGCGGCGGCAGTGAGGCTGCCCGCATAGACGGCGCAATAGTCAGAACTTGCCCCTGCTCCGATTATCCCCTGCTCCGATTATCAAGCCTCCTATGAAATGTTTGTAGCGGTTGCTTGCGAGAAACCACCGCCATATTTTTTGCCATATCGTTTTCATTCTCCGTAGATTGAAAAGTCGATGCTGTCTTTTAAGCGCCAGCCGTTTTGGAGCACTGAATTGATGTAGGCCATTGTCTCGTAGTAGAACGCCGATATTTCCTCTACGGTCTTGAACTCCCAGTAGCGCGGTGCTTCATCAGTCCCGAACTTGAACGTGACGGGGAGAGTCTTGCCGTTGGTCTCTACGGCCGCATCTTTGGCGGCTTTGTAGTTGAACTGATTTTCAGAAGAGAGCCACACTTCGCAATCATTCCACTTGAAGCCGGAGATGATCTGCGCGTCTATCTGCGTATTGTGCCAGCCGATGACAACAGCCTTGATTTCGGAGAGCGTCGGCCGATGGTCGAACTCTTCCTCCATATAGTCTGCGGTGCCGTCGTCATGCTCATTGATGGCCCAGCGGACTTTCCACTTGTCTTTCTTGGGGTTGACGCATTCCAGCGGCGCAACGCCCGTATTGCCTGTGATTTTTTGCATGATGTCTGATTTTTAGGTGAAGATGTAGCGGTTGAATGTCTTGCATCGTATCGACTTGACAGAGCAGAGAGTGACTTGCAGTAAGCCTTGCTCACGCATCTGGTCGAGAATTGATTTGTTCTCTCCGTCTCCCGTGAAAACGCGGGCGACGACTTCGTTAGGCTGCCCCACGTTGCGTTTGATGGAGACAACGTATTTGCCGATGGGCTTTGGAACGTGCTCCGGGTAGATGAAACCGTCGGGCGGGTTGATGCCTTGTTTGAGATAGTTCTCCAGCTCGCGGCGCTGGATGGCTACCTTTTCATCATACTCTCTACGCTGGGGCTTGGTGACAATATCAGTCTCGAAGTCCCAAATCAGGAACTCTTCGCCGACGAGGTCTGCCATATTGACCTCCGGCCCCTCAAATCGCTTCTTTCCGTCGGCATACTTGGCTTTGATGCCGGTGTCTTTTAATCGTTTGAACTCTGCCATTTTTATTCCGGTTAGTTTATAGAAGAGATGCCGACAGTCAGCGTGCTTGCATTGCCCGTATAGCGAAGCGATGATTTCTTGCCTGCGCCTCTTACTTTTGAGTTTATGCAGCCGTCGGGCCGCGTTTTGTTTGTTCCTTTTGCGAAGCCGCGTGTGGTTGGGGTAAATCACATAGCCGAGATAGTCGATGCCCTCGGTAATCGGGAACACCCTCTCGTTGGGCTTTATCGTCATGCCGATGACGGAAGCTCTCTCGTGAGTAGCATCGCGCACCACCCATGCCTCCTTCTTGTTTGAAGAGTGATCGTCGCCGTCATCACAATACCAGTAAGCGTGTTTACGGCCGAGCTGGTCTTTCATATAGTGACCTACGAACATTGAGATGAGCATGTTTGCGAAGCCCTGCGAAGAACGGAAGCCGATGCTCAGACCTTTCGGGAGGGCGCGGACAAATCGTTCCAGCATAGTAAGGAGCTTGTTATCTTTGAACATCCGGCGCAGACACCACATCATGATGTCCTGCTCGATGCTCTCATAGCATTTGCGAAAGTCGTACTTGTAGGCATACCTCATGCCGTCGGGGTCGTTCTCGATGTCATGCTGTATCTTCTTCAACAAGTAGTGCATACCGCGACCTTTGATGCTCGCTGCGGTTGTTTTTACGAGTCGATTGTGGACCTTGGCCTCTACAACACTCATGATGGCGTGTAGGCCGATGGCTTCAATTCGCTTCTTGCAATACTGAACGTGGCGGACTTTCGGGCCGTCATCTACCATCATCTCACCGATAGCCGTGACGCAGAACTCTCCACTCGATATACGTTCGCGGAGAATACGCACAACGTCATCCTGGTGTGCCATGATCAAGCGACCCTCGCGCGTGCGCCGCCGTTTCTTGCCGCGCATAACACGAGCGATGCTCTCTCTGAGGTTTGCCTCGGAGACTATCTCTTCGATGATGTTTGCTTTCTTGCCTATTCGTCTCATATTCAGTTGTTAAAAGTAGCCTTCAATTTCTCGGAGCTTAACATCTTCGGCTGACGGCTTCGCCGCCCCTACCAATCTCACTGCTCCAGCGCGTGATTTTTCAGCTTTCCACCGGCCGAGACCGATGCTGTTGCTGAGGCTCCTCCCCATGGGCACCACGTTGAGGACACGTCCTCGGTGTTGTACGCCCAATATCTTTGAGGCTAAACGCTTTATCTTATTGTTTGCAAGCCGAGACCCGATATTCGCGTAGACGTACGCGGAATCGTAGCTCGCACTCGCATACGCGACACCGCCACTCGGAAGCGCGAGGCTGCTCGACCGATAGACCACACGGCCTATGTTGGGGAGTCTACCTTTATTCATTGTCATTCTGTTATTTGGAGAGGCTGGCGGAGGGGCGAAAATCGCCGCCTCGCGCCCGCATCTCGCTTTTTCGCTTGTCGCTTACGCGACCTCTACTATTGCTTTGAACACTGATACCGATGTAGCGACCTTGATATTGCCCCTGAAGGCAAGCCGAGACCCGATATTCGCGCTGACGTTCGCGGAATCGTTGCTCGCATTCGCACTCGCGACACCGCCATCCGGATTCGCGTAGTAGCTCGACCGACAGACCACACGGCCTATTGTGGCGTTGATATAGTGCTCGTCGAAGTAATATGACGATGAAGAGCCGCCGGCGGCAGTCACCCAAATGTCCATATAGCGTCCATTGTAGACGTGCATAGGATAAAGGCTTCCGCTTGCCGCGATACCGGTCAGTTGGCGCGTAGAGCCGTCGGGCATCTGAACTTGGAATGAGTAATCGACCTTGCCAACGTTGTAGCCGTCCAATATCCATTCGGCTTTGTTGCCCCATAGGTTCTCATAACCGAGAGCCGTAGGAGCATTGATGTTGACATGCTCCGTATGCTCTTCGTCAGTCCACATATACGCCGTGTAGTTGTTCTGAGCCGCACTCGTAGAGTGGGTGTCCTGCATACCATAGGCGTTGCTGGCTCCCTGCTGGCGTCCGTTTGTGCTGGAGCCGTAGCCACAGATACCCTGCGAGTCTTGTTTGCCGTACTTGGCGTAGAAGAGGTTGCAGGTGTCTTTGTGCCATTCCCAGTCAACGATGTTGTAGCCGGCGCCGTGGTTCTTGGCGTACTGAACGAAATCGGGCTGAGTAATGCTGGCAGAACTCTGAACACCGCTGACGCTTCTGAGGATGTCATCGCGGACAATACCCTCATAGACGGCTCCCAACATTGCGTGATGTTCTACCCAGTCGGGCTCGATGTCTGCGATCTTGTCAGACGGAGTAAACCACACATAGTCGAAAGGTGCAGTGTTGGCGATGGTGAACATCAGCTTGACCGCGCCCGTGGGGACGTTGCCGAAGATATACATTCCGTTGAGAATGCCGCTATCTGATGTCGCTTTCAGTCGGCCGACGATGTAGCCGTCTGCGTCAACGAAGATGCCTCCGTAAATCGCACTAACTACTCCGGGGAAGCGCGCCTGCTTTGTGCCTGCGGGTATATCCACGGTGCAGACAGACTGATTGCTCACCGCTACCTGCGCTTCGGTCACCGTCTCGTAGTCGGTACTGATGCGGATGGCGTAGCCTGCGCGGATGGCGATGTTCTCTTTGAGTACCTTGGTGCCGTTGGGTGTTTTGGGGCACTTGTCATTGCTGCTGTATATCTTATACTTGGCTTTATTGACGAGGTCATTTACGCCCTTGTACCAGAAGTGAGGCTCATATACCATCACGTCTCCATCGGCGCCCGTGAGGACAGCCGGGGTTGCCCGTGTGATGTCGTCCGCGTCTGCATAGTAGTTCGAGTTTTTGTCATGCAGGGGGAAGATAGTCACCTCCTTGGTGCCGGTATGCTTGGCGAGACAGCGGTAACGCTTCGAGAGTATCTTTGCAACGTGGCCGCTACAAATGTAGGGAGTATCATAATCGTAGCCCGTATTGTTGTCAAGATTGCTCCAGCCCTCGCCGTCAGAGATTGCTTCGAGCTGCTTTATGATTGAGTATTCGGGCTGTTCGATTGTCAATTCGGGGAAGTGGGCGACGTATTTCTGATAGGTAGCTTCATCCACATATTTTGTGAGATGATATGTGCCTACGAGAGCGCACTCGTCAATCATGTTGCCGTCTGCATCCACACCGCCGAGGGTCATACATCTCTCAAGCAGCGCGCCGTTACCCTCGATGTCGATACCCGTGATGCGGACGCGCTGGAGATTTGCGCACTTATTCATGATTGTCTCCCAGCTCAGCAACGGACAGCCTGAGAAAATGAGTGTGCGCACGTTGGTGTAGCTTTCCAGCGTGAGGCCCGACGGAGCGAGCTGAGACAGATATTCGAGACGGAGCGCCGATATTGTTGCCGGCAGATAGGCCGTAGTCACTGGGGCGCCCTGGGCGAAATTCACGCTCTGAACTTGTGTCCCGCGAGCATCGAGATATTCCAGCTTGTTCTGATTGCTCAAATCAAGCTCGGTCGATGTGTTGCTTCCGGTCTTAGCGTTGGCCTGATTGCGGAGATTGAGCTTGCGGAGCGATTTGCAACTGCTCAGACTCAGCCACCAGCCCGTCGAGCCGTTGCCCGAAGATTGGAGATTGAGCTCTCTGAGAACTGAACACTTGCCGAGGTCGAGGGCGTTTTTGAGATGGTCTGCGGCTCCCGTGAGATTGAGCACCTTGATACGGCTCGCACCATAGAGGCGCAGGGGGTCATTGACGGTGTATGCCTCGGCTATTTCAAGGGTCGCTACCTCGCTTTCGTCAACGATGCCGGTGTTTGCTATATTCGGGCGGTTATTCGTGCCGTAGCCGAAAGCGTATGGCTCGTTAGTGGTAATCTTTATCACGTCGGCGGCATCAGTCGCGGTTCTTGCGAGATAGAAGTCCACGTTGTCGCTGGTAAAGTTGCTGGTGCCGTACTTGGCATCGAGCAGCGCGAAGCGGTTCTTGATGAAGTATTCGCGGTGTGCGCGGTTTGAGCCTTGCAGGGCGTAGATGAACGGCCATACTTTGCCGTACATGGTCTGAATTGCCGGTGCGATGTATTTCAGATATCCGGATTTGTTGAAGGCTCGGTCTGCCCAGTGGCCGCTTTGCTCGTCATTGAGCATAGCCAGCACTCGCTCGTTGGTCATCACCGTGCGGAGATTTGCCGCGCAGCGTTTCAGATCATCTTCGAGATTGGCGAGACAGAGGTTCCACAACCAGCTATCACGGCCCTCAAAAGCATACTTGCTGGCCTCGTCATCGTAGGTGTCGCGGTTTGTCAGATACGAGTAGACGAGGAAGCAGTCATTTCGCTTACCGAGTTGAGTATCGCCGTCATAATAGGTCAGATACCATTTGAGGCCGTCCCATGTGCGGAGCATCATGTTCTTGGCTCGCTGGTCTACGGCGAGGAAGTAGTCAGTGTAGAGATAATAGGTAAGGATGTAGTCTTTATCGAAGTACTGATCTATCTCGTTCTTGAACTTGGTGCTCTTGAACGATGCGATGTTGTTAGAGTTGGCGCTTGGCGGAACGCAGTCTCTAATCCAGCCGTAAAGACGCTTGACGGCCGCTTTCTGGTCTGCGGTGAGTCCGGCCCATTTCACATCGTCGGGATAGTTGGTCTCGCATCCCGTGTCGAACTCGCTCTCAACCTGCGCGTCGCTGGTGGTCTTGAAGAGGCACATCGCTGCCGTGTTGTTAAGCATCTCAAACGTCATGGGCATAGCCGGGGTGTAGCCCGTCACGCCCGTCATACCGAAGAGGTCTTCGCTCTTCGATTTCTCGTTGTTGAAGTTATATTGCCCGTAGTAGATGCTCTCTCCGTCCTCGGTTGCAGAACAGAAGATGTCAATCGGCATACCGTCGATGGCCGAGCGAACATTGATTGCCGCCAGCGAGTCGCCGGCCTGCTCGTACTGATACCGCTGTGGAGGCGTGAGCAGACGAAGCTCTTTCATAATGTCGTTGAAGAGCTTTGCGCCGCCGGTATTGAGAGACATTGAAGAGTCCGAGTAGTCAGACTTGCAGCAGAACAGATTCATCGGTATGGCGCCGGGACGCATACGATATTTGTTCTTGCCGAGGGGGTTGACTTGACCGTTGATTTTCAGCTCCAGCAACTCGCTACCCTTGTTGAAGTAGATACGGATGTTCTTCGACGGATATTTGGTCGATGATGTGCCTTGGATGCGGATGTAGCAATTTCGGAGAATAAAGTCGTATTCGGGGCCGTACTGCGAGTAGAAGAATACGTCGGCGAGGAAGTCGGCCTTTTTGTCGTTGGTCTGATAGACGTCATCGAGAAGATTTGTCCTCACGATACGCAAAACGCTCTTGCCCTTGGCGCGGATTGCTTCGATGTCGATGTCGCCCGTGTCGCCCAGGATGTTGTTATCATCGTAGAGCGTCATCATCTCTTCGGGAGTAGATGCGTCTACGATGCGGTTATCCAGCTCTTCATCGTCAGAGAGAGCGCGGTTATACACACGAATGCTCTTGATTTCCACATCAGCCTCCGCGCTGTCAATCGTGAGGAACTGAGGCTCTTCCTGCTGGAAACTGAAAGAGGTGTCGTAGATGTCTGCGCCGGTGCGGTTGCCGTCGGTGTATAGATGCATGAGTCGGTTGTCGTCGCGGGTGCATATCACCAGCGCAACCTTTATCCACTTGTCGGAGACATAGTTAGTGCTGAGCTTGATTTCGCGGCTTACGACTTCGCCATCCTCGTTGGTGTAGGTGACGCTCTGGCCCGTTCTGAAACTTGCCTCGTCAGTTGTAATGAGAAGACCCTTTCCACCATTGATACAGCTCACCACAGGGGAGTTGTGGGTCATAATATTGCTTACGCGCATGGTTATTTCGATGGTCATGCCCGTAGCTTTGGCATCAGTCTTGAAAGGCTGGATGCCGATAACAGCCTTTGCTCCGTTGGTGAGTTTGAGCGCATCATTTATCCAGCCGTTAGAGGCCCAGTCGAAGCCCGAAAAGACGGTCTCCACGTCTCCCGATACCCAACGGTCGGGGACGCTCTCGCTGTTACTGCGTCCTGCGGCCTCCAGCTTGGTAGTGAGGCCAAAGGTTGCCTCATTGAGGTCGATGTCGCTCTCTCGCACGTTCACATAGAACGTATGGCGCGTGGTGCCCACACGGAGCTGTAAAGTCTGCTTGCCCTTTTCGGTGAAACGATTGGTGTAAGTCTGCATCGAGCGAGGGGCACCGATGGTATTTGCCAGCTCTCCGTTGCGATACAGCTCTACCGTCGCCGGCGTGACTTGCGGATCATACGCGATGAAGTCAAACTGCATGGCTTCATATTGCCCTGCGGTGATTGTCGGGGTGAGGTGCTGAGTGGCGAGTATCGCACTCGTCGTGTCGGTGTACTTGATACCGACAAACGGCGCGTTGAGTCCGGCTTTGAGGATGTCGATGTAGATGCTGTCAGAGAGCAGGCCGTCACGCTCAGCTACAAGCTGGACGGTGTGCCGACCTGCCGAGAGTGTACTGGCTTGGATGCTGAATGAGCCGTTGACGGTACCGGCGCGGGTGATGGTCTGCGAGATGGGAGTCTCTGCGCCGTCGAGATAGAGTTGGATTTCCTTTGTGCCTGAGCCGGTGATGGTAAACGGAATTTCGATAGTATCGCTGTTACGATAGCCTCCGTTGGCGATTGTCGATGCGAGATTATAGCTACTCGTCAGAGCGAGCGTAACGACCTCTACCGAGGCGTAAGCCTGCTTTGTCTGCTGGGTGCCCTCGGCAGTCGTGGCGACGGCTTTCACATAGATGTCATTCGTGCCGGCGAGCAGGTATTTCGATATGTCGAGAGTCGCCGTCGTGGTGCCCATGTTCTTGAATGTCTGCTCATAGGTAGTTGTCGAGCCACGGCTGATGACGATGGTAATGTCGGCCTTGATGCCGTCACCCTCGCCGTCGGCGTTCACATGGTCGTAGTGATATGTGAGCTGGGCATTGCCGCCCTCTTTGATTTGGGTCTTGTCTACCGAAGCCGAGATGACAATGCGGCTGGCGCTTGACGTGCCGCCGCCACCGCCACCGCTAAACTCTCCCGAAGCGATAAGCTGCCCACGTTTGTTGGTTATTTTGCAGATTGTCTTGCCGTTCTCTTCGGTGAAATCGATACCGCCGATGGCTTTGTCATCAAGCTCGTTGAGGCGTGAGGTGACTACGGCGTTCTGAACGGGGTTTGTGCTGCTCGCATTGAGGCTCGCATCGACCTCTATCTGGTCCATGGTGATTGCTACATTGCCGTTGGTGTCGGGGGTGAGCTGGTTGCCGTTAAACGTGATAGAGCGTATCTTTCCGCCGCCGTATTCCTCCCAGCTTGCGGGCTGGTCGAAAGCGGTAAGGTCATTGGCGATAAATCGGTAATCCTCCCATACGCCGGCAGACTTCTCGAAAGTGAGTATCATGCCGGGTTTGTCCTCGTCCTTGATGTTGGTGTTGACGAGAGCCGCTACTGCCGTATCTTTGTCGTAATACTGACCGCTTGCGAGTGGAACGTTGACAGTCACATTGAAGAAGCCGCTTCCCGAACCGGAGCCGCTGATCTCTACGAGGTCCTGCTCTTCATCGTCCCATACATAGGCAGAATTGCCGCAAAGGTAGATTTTATTCTTCTTGATGTCAGTGATGCCGTCGTTATACATACCCATCACAAAGCCCGTCGTGCTGGCCCATGAGTTGTAGTATTTGCCTCCACGGAAATAGGCAAAGATTTTTTGTTTGCGCACATAGACGATGTCACCTCCGGTTGTGCTGTCAGATGACTGCTGGAATGTGACTGTCTCTTCAACGATACGGGTGAAGCGTGCGGTCGCCCCATCCATAGCGGTCTTGATGTTGGCCGCAAAAGAAGCGATTGAAGCTGCTGCGGCATTCGCGGCATCGGCAGCGCTGTTTGCGGTTGCCGCCGCTGTGTTCGCCGTGCCGGCAGCGGTATTAGCCGTACCGGCGGCTGTGTTGGCTTGGCTTGCGGCATTGTTGGCCGTAGTAGCCGCGTTGTTGGCTACTACGGCCGCATCCTGCGCGGGCTTACTCAGCAACGTTATGGGCGCGAGAACCATCTTCGTGCCCTGCATTGATGGTAGACTCGTGATGCCGTTGAGAGATGTTGCCACTTCAAGCTCCGTCACGTCCTGACTCTCCGCTTTGATAGCGTCGAGGATTTCTTTTTTTTCAGCTTGTGTTAGTGCCATGGTTATTTGAATTGAGAAAAATGTTTGCGAGTTGAGAGATAGTTAGGCTCGTTCTGATGAGCGTATGCCTCGCGCTCGTGAGAGACCATATAGTAGGCTCTCTTGGCGTTTCGGGTCTTAGATAGGTGCCACAACCACTCTACCAGATACGCGATGTAAAACGGCAGATACGCCAGCTCTTTCATCTGCACCGTGTGGATGCTCTCGTGATTGATGTCGGTCTCGGTCAAGTCTCCGCACTCATGCCGGACGAAGAGCCAGCCGAAGAGATTGATGCACTTGAAGCCGCGAAACGGAATGAGCGAGTTGCGGATGATTTTCATTCCGGGCCTCCTTTCAGTTGCAGATTGAGACCGTCGATGAAAGCAGGCGTAGCGTAGGTGTTCGCTATCTCGGTTAGAGTACGGATTTCGTCATCAGAGTAGTCAGTCGGTCCATCACTCTGATAGATTTTCAGTGCGAGAGCGTGAGCGCGGATGCCGTTCACGTTTAGGTAAATCATGTTAGCTACGCTCTCTCTCGCATCACCAATCTGAAAATTGGTCTTTGCAATGCCCGTAGGCATTTTGAATTGTTTGAAGTCAATCGTTGCCATATATTTTTATTCGTTAATTACTGCTACAATGAGTCCGTTACGAACTTGAAATCTAACCTTGTCAAGGTCATAATCTGCTGGATTGAAGCTAACTCCGGCGAAATATTTAGTATAAGTGCCGTCGGCTTTCATATCAGTAGCTACGCGCAATTCATCTGCTCCGTCGATGACGACCGTGCCATTCAGAGCGTGATAGCCTCGTGCGTTTGCTCGTATATCTCCGTACATGAATAATCCGATATTGTTCCTGCCTCCCGAGACGTTGATGTACGCAGCGTAATTGTCGAAATATTCTGATGGTACTTCGTTTGAAATTCTCAGTTGGCAACCACCTATCATTGTTCCTGCTGGCATTGTGTCAAGGCCGATGCCGACCCAATGGTATTTGTCTGAGAACCCTAAAAAGCCACTTCCCGAAGAATAGAGGAAGAATTTACTACTTGTTGCATCAACGCCACCATATTCGCCGCCCGAATAACCGCCTCCTGCCGAGATGCTGTTGGATGTTATCTTAAAGCCACCGATATAGCCTACATCAGCCGTAATTTCGCCCGAGAACTTACCGTTGATGGTCTCGATGCTGCCGTCTGCAAGTATCTTGAAATTGCCGTTGGCCGTCACGAGACCTTCAAGCTGGATATGGTCTGCTTGGATGACGGCTTTTGAGCCTCCATCACCATCAGTCATTACGCCAATAGAGGCCCAGCCACCCTCTGCATCCAGCGCGTAGAGGCCGGCACCCTCCGGCCGAATGAGTAGACCGGTCTCTTTTAGTGCCTGCTCGTTGCGGTCGAAGATTGCCGCAGAGATTTTTACGAGTCGCTCGCTCTGCTCAAAGAGAGTGCGATATGTATGCGTCAGAGACTCGATACGGTCGGTACTCAGCACAAGCATATAAACGAATATCTCGCCCGTGAAAGAGAGCTTGAAGTCGCCCGTAGCGTTCCATAAGCCCGATAGCGTCATCTGCTGATAGGTCTGCGTAGGCTCTAACTGCATAGTCTCTTCAAATGGAATGTAGTCGATGAAGCCCGTGTTGTCGATATTCTCGAAGCCGACTTTGAGCGTTCCGGCTTTCTTGACCTTGTAGAAGAACGACAGATATATCGGGGTTGGCTCTTTCTTGCCATCTGAATTGGTCTTGATTTCGGGGACGCCGCGCAGATCAGCGAACTTCTGCTTGATATACTTGTTCTTGATGCGCACCACACGGCGGTTGTCGTCTGATACCACGCTGGCACCGTCTCCTTTTTTGGAAAGCACGTTGTCGTTGGCCCATATCCAGCGGTTGCCGAGCATGAAGAACACCGTCTCATTCTCTGCCGTCCAATAGGTCAGTCCATCGCCGAATGTGGGATTGTTCAAGAAGCCCTTATCCTGCATGAAGTCTTGGCGGATGGCTTCGACCGTACTTTCGATGCGGCCCTCCACAATCTCGAACTTGGTCTTAATGTCCTCGCCCGTGGTGAGTAGGAACGTGCCGCGTAGATACGCGTTGTCTGCATACAAGCCGTTGCCGTGAGGCTGATTGTCGAGGGGGAACCATGTGTCATTGATGCCGTCGAGATTACCCAGACGAGCGCGGAGAGCGTCATTGAGGTTTTTCCCATTCACGCCGTCAAGAACATCAATGCGCGGCTGGCCGTCCTCGGTCGCCGATATGCTGATGAGGTTTTGACGAAGAACGTTCTGCGTGTTGCCCATGAGTACACACTCATCTCCGACCCTCGGCTCGGTGTTCCAATTCGAGAACTCACTCTTGGCGACCACCACACTGTCTCCGTTGACGGCGAGCACTTCAACCCAATAGCCTCTGATGTCGTCGCCGGTGAATACTTGACAACGTATGAGGTCGTGGGGCTGGAAATAGTTGTCTCCGTCAAAAGTAATCGTATAGCTGTCTCCAGCGTCCGTCACGCTCTTTATCTTGCCGTTGGCGGCTGAAACTATTATCTGCCCTCCGACGGCTCTTATACGGTCTATAATCAGCTCAAAGACCGTCATAATTTGGCGGACGGTCAGCTTATCAAGCTCCAGCTCTGCGAGACCATCGTCATTTATCCAAAGCCGGAAGCCCTCGCCCGTCATGCCGTTTCTGAACTGCGGAGAGCGTAGGAGATGACGCACTACCATCGTCAACAATTCAGCATTGCCGAGGCGGTCAATCGTGCCTCCCTGCTCACCCGAAACGTAGTCGCCGAAATCAGCACCCTTACCGAAGATGATTTTCTCCAGGGCGCGGTCGGGCACGTTCTTCTGCAAGAACTCATATTGAGCTCTCTTGAACGACGGCACGTTTACATCGCTGGGCGCGGTGGTATCATAGCGGCCCACAACGTACACGGAATTGCCGTACACGTTGACAAACTGCTTGGACTGATATGTAAGCTGCTTGACCTGCTCTTCCAGCGCGTCACCGCGTGAATACGCGCTGGACTCGCCGATGATATATGTTGCCTCGTACTTGTTACGGAGCTTCTTCTCAAAGCCGCGGACGCGCGATGCACGTGAGCCATCGGCGAAATGATTGACGCTGCGAAGCGTGACGGCTTGGCCCACGTCAAGGTCTATCTCGTCGATGGTAGCGTGGACGAGATTTCCCGTTGAGTTTTCCTTATATCCGGCACACCTTACGGGATTGGTCGGGCAGTTGTAGACCGACTTGTCGCGAGATGCTTCTGCGACCTTCTCGATACCTTTGTCGTGTAGCTCCTTCTCGGCCTCTCCTACGAGCTTTGTATAGACAAACTGAGTGTCATATCCATAGAGGATGTAAGTGTCGCCTACGGCAGGCTTAAAGTCGTCTGTGGGGAGAGCTACGCCGTAGTTCTCATTGCGGACAATCTCGAACATCTGCGCAGCGCTCTTGGTCTCTTCCAGCCCGTCGGGGTTGAAGATGACTGCGAACTCCATGCCGGCCAGTTTTCCCGTCTGAAAGATGATGCGGAGCTCTTCTCCGGGCAGAATATACTCGCTGCTGAATTTCAGCGCTGCGAGGTCGCGGTCAGTGAAACGGAATGCGTTCCAATCCTCATACGTCTTGGTGCCGTCCTCGTTCTCGATTTCGTCAGTGTATTTCTTTGTCGTGACGGTCGAGATGGTGCCCGTCTTTCGGGGATAAACCTCGTCAAGAATGATGACGCCCTCCACGACATCCTCGTCTTTCATGTTCTCCCATGCGTCGATGTAGGGGATGCCAGCGGGGAGTTTGAGGCGTGTCTCCACAACGCCCTCGATCACGACGGTGCCATCATCATTCTTTCGGTAGTTCTTCGGCAGGTTGCGTGTCGAGCCGAAGACGTAAGCGCGGGTGAAATAGTTGGTGTCGCTTCCGTCCTCGCGGTCTATGATGCCCAGCTCTCCGTTCTCAGAGAGTGATACCGTGGTGCCGTACTCGCATTTCGAGAGATGAATGATGCGGTCACTTATCCACCACTCTGTGTCCCACGCCTCGGCGACCTTTGTCAGAGCGTCAATGATGTTGGTGCTGTCGAACTCCACCAGCTTCATCTCGGTAAGACGCGAGTCAATCTCGAAAGAGTATCGGCCGTAGCCTGCATTTTGGATGTTACGGCAGATGATGTCAAGGAAATATTCGGGGGTCTGAGTCATCTTCCACGACTTTTCGCTTCCGCGCTGGCGGTCGTAGAACGTGATATGATTGCGCCAGCGCTCCCAGTCGGCATGAAACTTCTGCTCATAGGTGTAGCCGCCGTTGGCTGACTGATGAGGACGGCTCAGAGTGACGATGCGGAAAACGCCGAAGTCGGTCTGAATGTAATCACCTTTTGCGAACTTGATTAGCGTGTCACTCTCAAAAGAGAGTAGCACATACTCTTCCTCCATGAGCTTCTTGGAGTAGACACACTGGTCGGTGATTTCAACTGATGCGCGGATAGCCGCGTTCTTATCGCGAATGTCTATCATAGCGTTATGTCATCAGAGCATTCGGTATCGCGTCTTTCAGGATTAGGCTCGGTCAGTTTGAGAACAAATCGAGCCAGTCTCCCGTTAAACTCGGAATACTGACTGCATGAGTTATAATTCAGATAGTAAGTCTCTTTGAGGTAACTATCTCCCTCTCTGATAATTACAGTGAGGTTGATAGCTCCTTTTTTAAGCTCCTCGCAGAATGAACGATAGCGCGTGAGAAACTGAGCCAGCGTCCGGGCTTTCAGTCCGAATGTGAGCTGGACTTCTCGCTCGTCAACCTTGGGCTTGTTGCCGCTGTCGGTAAGTACCTGCTTGCCGTGGCTCAGAGCACTCTTGTTAGTGATGTATGCTTTGAGGGGCGCCGGTGTCATTAGCGCGGTTATAGACGTCTCGGCGATGAACACTCCCCACTTGCGCTCGGTGGTGAGCGTTGTCGAGTTGATATATGTCGTTATCGTTTTCATATCCTACGGGTATTTTTTTCGATTTTGCCGAGGCGCTCATTCATCTCCGGCAGCTCGTTGGTGTTCTTGGCGATGCGCTCCAAATAGTCGATTGCCATCAGAGACAGATTGCGGATCTCGTCGGTGTGTTGTCTGATTTCGGCGGCTGAGAGGTTGAGGCCGTTCATGCTCTCGGTGATGTCAGATAGCGTCTCTCTGATGATGCTGGTGTCCATCTGAATTGCCGTGAAGCGTCCGTTCAGTTCGTCGATGCTGTCCTGCGAAGCCGTGGCAAAACCTTTCTTTGAGCCTTGGTCTTGTGCGGTGTCGCCCTGACCGAGCATATTCAGAAACTCCCGGTCTTTGCCCATTGAATTGTAGATTGCGTCGCGATCAGCCTGCAATTCGCGGAGCTCTTCCTCGTCAATCATGCCGTCATCTTCCATGAACTTGGCCCATTTCTCGTAGAGCTTCTTGATGAGGGGGTCATACTTGTTTGTCATCAGAGCCTCGGCGATGGAGTCAACAAGCATTTCGTTGAACTTCTTGGCGAAGTCGCCGGCCGACATCTCCATGTCAGTAAGAGCGCTCTTGAACGTATCTCGGAGCGAGTCAAAAGAGACGTTGGTCAGCTTCTCCCGATATGCCTGTTCCAGCTCTTCACGCTGCTTTGCATAGTCGATATACTCGTCCATATACTGAGCCGCGTCTTTGTAGCCGTCGTTGGCAAGGTCTTTGATTTTCGCGTAGAGGTCGGGGGCCTCCATAGCCAGCTTGCGCATCTGCTCGCTGGTGAGGCTCCAAAAGTCGCCGGCACTGCGGACGCTTACGCCAACGGCTTTGGTGACGCGGTCCCAGTCATAGCCACTCATACCCTTGTTAATCTTGTGGTTGGATGACTTATGACCTCCGATGCCCAGGAAGCCGTTAGAGTATGCCGCGCCCGTTCTTGCTAACTGCTGCTGGGCATTAGCTTCTGCTTCGTCAAGCAAGCCTTTCTGACGCTCGTAGATGTCGCCCACGTCGAACATCGCGGCTCCATTCATCACCTCGGTAAGCCCCTCGATAGCACGTTGCAGGGCTTCGTTGGTCTGACTGAGGCGCTCCATGTCCTCTTCGAGATGGGGGTCGCTCTCGCCGCCGCCAATCCAATCGAACAAGCCACCGAGCGTAAACACGGATTTGAAAATGCCGCCGATGCCGGTGATAAGGCTCTCGCCAACTTGTCTGAATAGGCCGTCCTTGAAGTTGAGCACGTCTCCGATGATACCGCTTACAGCATTGAACACGGCATCTAATATGCCGGTGATAACGACACTGATACCGTCTTTGAAAAGGTCGATTATTTCAGCAATCCAGCCGATGATAGGTACTTTCTCCAGCTTGTCGGATATTTTACCAAAAACATCCTGCAATACCTTCGGCGCATTTTTTAAGGTTTTCATGCCCGTGCCGAATTGTTTGAGACCTTCAACAAGACCACTCGCGCTACCTCCAAACATAGTTCGCATACCGCCGACAACGTTATCCATAGCCGTCTTAAGAGCCGTCGCAGTTTGCGATACAGCTTGTTTTGTCTCAGTGACGGTGTTCTGCATCGTCTGTAAGTTTTGAGCCGAAGCATCGGCCTCTAATTGGGCTTCATCGACGGCTTGCCGCGCGGCTTCAATCTCGGTCTCAGTGCCCGACTCGACGGCTGCGGCGTATGCGTCCTGCGCAGTTTTGAGGGCTGCAAATTTTTGAGTATAGTCAGCCTGCGCTCCTCTGAGGTCAGCGAGCGATTTCTGATATCGGTTTATCTCTTGGCCCAGCTTCTCGAAGCTCACCTTGTCTGCGCTGCCGAGGGCTGACTCCATCTGCTGCATGGCGTCGATGATAGCCTTTTGGCTCTGCGCGTCTGAGTTTTGGAACTCGTCGGTCTTGACATACTCTTTGAGGTCAGCGAGAGCCGGAGCGAGAACATCATGGAACATCCCGCCGAACTCGCCGAACACTACCGACCAATCAATGTTTTCTTTGATTTCAGCGGCCCGTACCGAAGCGAGCTTGTTATCACGTTCTTTCTCCAGCGACCGACGCTCTCCCTCGCTGGATGCCTCGCGTATCTTCTTGGCATACTCTTCCGTGATTGCGAGCTTCTGTTGCTGGTATGTGCCATACTGAACCAAATAATCGTTCATCGCCTCAAAGTCAGAGCGTAGCAAGTCGGCCTGCTGTCTGCGATGTTGCGCATCGAGCTGGTCGAAGAGGGTTGTGTATTCGTTCTGTATGGCCTCAATCAGAGACTGATCTATGTCGGCATCAGTGAACGTCTGCTTGGCGTAGTTCTTATCGGCGGCGGCTTTGGCGTTCTCACGAGCATCGAAGATGCGCTTCTGTCGCTGTATCTCTGCGTCTATGGCTGATTTCTCGCGGGCTTCAAGGTCTGCGCGTTCTTTGTCTTGGTCGAGCTGGAGCTGCTTCCTACGGCGAAGAGAGGCGTTCTTCTCCATGTTGATTTCGTTCTGCTCCTGCTGGAAAGCGAGGTCTTGCATCAGGCGCTCACGGTCCTCTGCGCTCTTCTTCAAGAGCACTTCAACCTCGGCGTCGGCTTTCTCGATTTTCGCCCGGCGTTGTTCGGGGGTCTCACGAGAGCCACCGCTACGACCGCCTCTACCTTCTGCCTGATCGAACTTCTTTTTCTGGTTGTTGAGTCGCTTCTGCAAAGCGAGCAAACGTCTCTCTTCATCACTACCGCTGACAGCAGTCTGCAATGAGGTATTGACCTCTTTGAGCAAATCGGCCGTACCCTTACGGGTCTTGATAGCTTCGCCCATACGGCGCTCGATTTCGGTTTGGGCTTTAGTCTGCTCTGCGCTGGCTATCTGAGTAGCAAGCCCATTGAGGAAGCCGTCAGCTTGCTCAGTGAGATTTTTGAGCCAGGGAATTTGCGGCAGGGTCAGATTGAGGCCGAAGAGCGTATTGATGCCGCCGATAAGGGTGTTCACGCCGGATATCGCGCTGTCTATCGAAGTGGTGATGATTTTCGGCTCTGCCTGCTGTCCGTTCACCTCGTCAACCTTATCTGCAACGGTATAAGCCGCGTCGAAAAGGTCGTTAAAAGACATGGTCGTATAGTCAACGGCCTCAGCTTCTTGATTGACGGCATTTGTACTATCTGCGTAGCTGTCAATCAATCGCTGGCGACCGGCGTAAAGGTCATCAGTCTTTGCGATGTAGTCATCGAGTATGTCGGTAAAATCAACGTCAAGAGAGGCCATAGACCATGAGGCGGCGATATAGCCGTTTTCATCATTAGAGAAACCCATGATGCTCTGATATGCTTCTACGGCTCTCTTATGAACCTCGGCAATTTTCGCTTCGCGTTCTGCATCGTCAGTAATTTTCGCGATTTCTTCCGCCTCACTTTCGTAGATGCGACCGATGACCGTTGCCAGCTCTTCTGCTCGCTCTTGAACATCGTCAGCATCACAATCGTCAAAGATACCGGAACCATCCCGTTCAGCTTCCGAAAGCTGATTGAGAAGTTCTTCTTTCATCTTCTCGGTGCTTTTGCCGACGGCATCATTATACGACTGAATGTTGTTGGCTTTGTCGCGTTCCTCGCCCTCTTCTTTTATCAGCTCGATTACTCGCTCTCGCATTTCGTTGAGCTGTTCGAGTTTGTCGCGCTCTTCATCAATCTTGAAGCCGTATTCTTCGTAGATTTTGCATAGTTCATCTACGGCATCAGCATGAACCTTACTTGTGGATGATGTCGAGTCAACGACGGCGAATAGGGTATCAACGTTGCGGACGGTCGCGGCAGCGGCCTCGCCGAATTTATTGCTTTCGAGAGCCGTTGCGTCCATAGCGTCATTCAACGTCATCAGCGCTCCGGCTACCATGGTAACACCCATGAGGATTATGCCCACGGGATTTGAGGCCCATGCGGCTTTGAGAGCGTTTAGGGCTTTCGTCAGACCTTGATTTGCGAGTGTGAGGAGCTTTGTCTGAGTGACGTTGAGCTTCTTGGTGATGGTATCGCGCTTTGTGGTGAGGGTATTGACCGCCTGAGCTGCAGATGCGGCTTTTGTCTTGGCGGCGTTCTCGACCTTTGCGGCTGCATCCAGCTTCTCTTGGGCGGCGTGCATCTTCGTTACCAGCGCGTCCTTTTCTTTTTGCAGGGTCTCTGCGGTCTGATGGGCATAGATGCTCTCCATAGCGGCGATTTCCTCCTGCTTAGCTTCTACCTCGGCACGGGCTTTGTTGTATGCAAGCTGAGCCAGCATACGCTTACGGGTAGCCTCGGTCGCCTCTGCTTGGGCTTCGATGGCGATAGCCTTTGCGTTTTCAATCTTAGCGGCAAGCTCCATGCGTAGCGCTTGTACCTCCTGGGCGCGTGCGGCACTCATACGGCCCTTTGCAACGGCTCCTGCGAGGTCAGCATCAATCTCCGCGCTTTTGTCTGCGAGAAGAGCCTTTAACTGCGTTGCCTCGTAATTGTAGGCGGCATTGGTGTAAGCCGTGGTCGCCATGAGTGTAGCCTTATAGACTCCGTATGTCGCAACGAGCGTCATCAGAGCCTCGGCTGTTACGTTGTAGTGCTCGACCAGCCACGATGTAGCCTCCAGCGCGTCATTGATGAAGCCCTCGCTCTCCTTGCCAATCTCGTTGAACATCATGTCGAATGCGTCCTCGATGTTGGAAATCTGGCCGGTGATGGTGTGGCTCTGCTTCTCCATAAGACCGCCGAATGTGCCGCCCTCGTTGGTAAGGTTTTCGATAACTTTCTGAACTTCGGGAAAGCCGACTTTGCCCTCTTCGACGAGACCTTTGACCTTGCTCTCGGCAACGCCGAACTGAGCTGCAAGCTCCTTTATCATCGGGATGCCACGGCCCGTGAACTGATTGAGGTCTTGTGTGTAGAGACGGCCCTGCGCCATCGTGGTGCCGTAGAGATAAACCAAATCGCCGAGGGGGATTGACAGACCGGCTGCGATGTCTCCGAGACGAATAAGAGTGTCATTGACCTTTTCGGCTTCAAGACCATAAGCGAGCAATTGCTTTGCGCCTCCAGCCACCTCTTGAAGTCCGAAAGGTGTTGTGGCTGCGGTCTGAACCATCTGCGACATGAGAGCCTGCGCCTTGGTCGCTGATCCGAGCATCGTTTCCATCGCGACCTCCAATTGCTGGAACTCGCCACGGACGGTCGCGACCTTTTGTGCGAACTCCTGCATAGACCATGCGAGACCGAGCGAAGCGACGGTACGGCCCACTCCTTGGAGTGCGCTATCCATACGCTGGCCGTCGGCTACAACTTGGTCGCCCAGCTCTTGAAAGGCTGATTTCGATTTGTTTATCTGCGAGCGTAACTCGCTGTCATCCAGCACAACGCTGAACCCTATTTTGCCTTCGTCGGTGTTCATGTTACAAACTCTTCTTCGTCGCTGTCGTTGTTAAAATTGTCGGGATTGTTGGCATCGAGTCGGTCATCCCATTCTTGCTTCTCGTCATCGTACTGCGGCGTGGCTCGCGTGTAGATGATTACGTTTTCGTAGCTTATATCGTAGAGGATGTAGTCGGGTGAAACGTTAAGATTTTTCGCCCATCCGAGTATCATTCCCCAGATGCTGTCTCCACTTCCCTTGTCGGTTTTAGACGATTTGCCACGGATAGGAAAGTGGTAAGCTCGAAAAAATCCTTTATCTGCAACATACCGAGGCGCTTAGCCACGATTTTTAGCAATGTCTCGTTAGTCACCTCGTCGAGCAGACGCTCTGCGAGATAGTCAATCTCCAGCTTCTCTGCTGTCTCGGTTGTCATGATGCTGACCTTGCGGAGCTTGCGCCATGACCACTTCTTGCGCTCTACTGAAACTGAGGCCATGACCTTACGCTGTTCCTTGATGCGCTTGGCGCCGAGTATGAGGGTAGCCACGATACGTCCCAAAACAGACACGTCCCTCGCGATGCGAAGGACTTCCTGATAGTAGTTTTCGGGCTTTTCCGCGATGTTCGGCATATCGGCAACAAGCTCTGAGACAAGTATTAACGTGCCAGCGCTCGGTGGGCCAATCGGGTAATCGCGCCCGTCTATCGTTATGATGTCGGTCGTGCGCTCCAAAATAGCATCTGCGACCTTTGACTCTAAGTTATCCATTGGCGATTGGTTTACTGATTGGTAGGACGGCGAGAGTCGAACTCGCACCTCATATCGCGTCGATATGCGCTCTTGCCTATTAAGCTACGCCCTTGAAATGAAAGAAAGAACTATTGACGGTTAGCTGCCGCCTCCTGCCGGAGCTGCGGCCTTGGTGAAGCGCGAGTACCAGTAGCCGGCCTCGCCCTTGATGATCTCGAACTCCAGGTCGGCATAGTTACCGTCCTCTTCGGACCAGCCGGGCTTGTAGCTGATGTTGGTCTTGGGAGCCTTGATACCCTTGGCGCCTACGTTCTTCGGGGTGATTTTGAGCGACCAGTCGCCGTCTACGATGTGCGTCTCTACCTCGAACTCGCTTGTGGTCGAATTGACCTTACCGAGACCGAGCAGAGTCAGAAGCTCGTCGGTAGGCTCGATTACGCGGGTAACGGCCTTGTAACCGCCCTCCTGCGTCTCCTTGGCGACGGATTCGCCACCGGTGGCTTTCATCTCCAGCGAGTCGCCGTCAGACGGCTCTAAGGTGCTGGACTTGTCCTTAATCTTACCGATGTCGGTAAGAGTCGTGGCCATGCTGTCGTCATCGGGAGTCTTGCCGATTTCAAACTTGCATTTGGACCATGCCATGATGATTTTCTTAGCTGCTGCCATGATATTTGTAGCTTAAAATGATTTACGTCTGTACTTAATTCTCGTATTGATGAAGTGCTGTTCTACGCCCTCTGCCGGATAGCTCTTGGGAGTGCCGTCTTTCTCAAACCAATACTCGTCATCTTCCAGCGAGTCGAATATCTCGTTGATGATGCTTTCGAGATGTGCAATCCGGGTGATGTCCTCGGCAAGTTCGCCGTCGGCAGAGACTTTGATGTTGGGAACGTAGACGTGTACCAGCACGATGCCGGACTGCTCTTGGCCGTCCAATCCCGTGTGGAACTTGACTACCACATCCTCAGTCTCGGCGTTCTTCGGGCGCATACCTGCGCGGTAGAACTGACCCTTGACCGCACTTTTGAGGGCGCTGGCCTTGATGATGCGGTAAACATCCTTTTCAATCTCTTTCTCTGTCTTTTCCATCACTTGGTCTTAAATCCTAATTGCGTGAGTATCTGTCTGACAAGTTCGGGGGCCATAAGCTCGGCTTTGGAAAGCACGACCCTTTTGGTCTCTACATACTCCGCGTAGTTCATGCCGGCGGTAACAATGAGGATGATACCTTTCCTGCTCGCTTTCTGAATACGGGAGCGCAGATATTGAAGTCCTTGCGACACACCCTCGCTGCCGTCCTTGACCTTGTCTGCGCAAGCGTATTGAAGCACTTGGCCGTTAATCAATACCGCGTAGCCGATAGAGCTGCGTAGGTTGCCGGTTTGGTCGGTATAGGTGCCACCGTCTCGCGCTTCAATCAGACATCGCTCTCCGACATAACAGAGAGCGTCTGCGATGACGCGCTTCTTGGCTTCAACAGCCGATGTCAGCTTATCACCGATAACACTAATCGGGGTTGTCATTCTGCCGGGCATTACACAATGATTTTTATCCGATCCATGACAGTCGGTGTCGGCCGACCTTGCACGGGGTATTCTCCCAGCTCAGTCTCTCCACGGATGAGCTTGACCCTTGTGATGTCAAGAAGCCGGCTGTCAGGCTCGACCAGAACCTCGTATGAGGCTTGATTGAATTTGCCGTCCTCGTAACGACCCTTTGAGTTGTTGTTTACCGTTTTGATTGAGCAGGGAATGGCCTCACTCCAGCCGTCTACGCCCGCGATGGGCTCGCCGTCCTCGTTGAAGCCACCCCCTACAAAGGTGTTGAATTGCAGTGTGCCGTTAGTTCTCATTACCAAAGGTCTGAGCCGCTTTCCAGCGAGATTAAACCATCGACGAACTCGGAAGCATCCAGCCCCGCTTTCGCGCACCAATACTTGATGTTGTTCTCCAGCGAGGGCATATCAATGGCGGCAGAGATGCCGTTTTCAGACCTGCTCGTCTCCACCCAGCCCTTGACGATGAGAATTGCTGCGCGGATGATAGCCGGGTCGTTAGGCGTCGCTGTATCGTCAGCACTGATGCCGGCGTTGAGAAGCGCGAGACTGAGCACATCAGTGTCAACGTAACACGTATTGCAGATGAGCTTGCATTGGGCGCGGAGTGCTTCTGAATTTGTCATTAGTCGTAGTTGGTTTTGAGAGTGTAGATGTTCTCCATCTCGGTGATGACGGGAAGCGACAGCGATTCGGCTTTCGTGAACTCGCCCTTGCTTGCGCCCTTGGTCTCACCGACGTGCCACTGCGATATGCGGATGCGGCCGTAGTTGGAGTAGGCAACATCGCTTTCGGGGTTGAGCTCGTTGTCAGACCATGCGTTCTTGACGATACCGAGCTTGCCGCCGGGGATGAATACGATGTTGTCGCCGTTGATGGGATTGAGGGGCACGAGCTTGTTGCCGTTCTGTATCTTGATCTGTCGCTGGAGCTTCTCGAAGAGAGGATAGCCGTTGCTCTCCATGTAATCGTTGATGTCTTTGAGCTGGACGATACGCGACGACTTGTCGGTGCCGTGAATCATCTGCTTCATCTTCTTGGTGCGACACATGTACGCGATACGCGACGGCGACACGAGGATGCGGTCGAGAATGCTCTTGTCCTGGGCAGCGTCGAGCATCTGCTGGATATCCTCCATACAGTCTACGGTCTCGATGTTGGCCTCGGTCCACTTCGTCTTGGCCTTGCCGATGTTCTCGGCGGGCTGGTTGAAGTTGATGGTGCCACGGACACCGCCTTCGGGGTTGTTGGTCTCGTCGAACTCGAACACACCGCAGTTGAAGAGTGCGCCGAGGAAGATGATGTCGATTTTGGCTTCAACGCCATTGACTACGCGGGTAACACCACCCCACATAAGCTCGATGAGCTGGCGCTTACGGGCCTCGTCAGAGATTTTCTTGCTGTCGAGAAGCTGGAGTATCTTGCGATAGTCCTGCATTAACATAGGCAGCGTGAGAGCGTGATTGAGGACACGCTCCTTGACGGTCTCCAGCCCGTAGGAACCGATGATGGGCTCTTTGGAGCGCTCGCCGATGGTGGCGGCGGCTACGGTGATATTGTACTTGCCGATGATCTCTTCAAAGTCAAGTCCGATGGTGGGTGTGTCCCAATCCATGAATCGGGAGTAAATGACCTTGTCGAAGATGCGCTTGTTCAGTTCGGAAGCGGCATCAATTCGGGCCTGCACATTCTTGGTCAGTTCGCCGAACAAAGAACTGAGTAAAATAGATTTAGGCATGATTCAGATGATTACTGCTTGATGAACATAAGGTGATGATTGGTAGCGAGACACGGGCTGTTCTCGGTAAGCCACGAGGCGGGGAACGGGGTGCATACGTCTTTGAGGATCATAGCCGACCATGCCACGTCGAAAGTGGGCAGGCCACCCTTGCGGCTCTCGAAGTCGTTGCCGAGAACCATGTTCGCTACATACTTGGGTTTGACGGTCTTGTTCTCTCCCTCACCCTCTTCGACGGCCTCTTGGATGAAGTCATCCTTGGCGAGCGATGTGAGGGCGGCCGAGAGTTCCAGCACGTCATATTCGGGATTGGTGTGGTCTACGGCCTTGACGGTGACGATAAGGTCAGTCTTGCCGAGCTTCATGATGGTGTCACCGGCGAAGAAGTTGTTACGCTTCGATACGCGCGGCTTCGTGGTGGTGCCTCCGTCAAGAACCTTGCAGACCTTGACGAGTGCGGCCGTCATGTCGTCGAAATTGACATGAACGAATGATGCGCGGTGTACTACCTCGCCGACGGGCACATCGTGGAGGGGCTTGAAGCCGCCGGGGAGCATACGCACCTCCTGTCTCCAAAACGGGTCCATCGAGCCGGGGTACACGGTTTTTTCTAATTCGATAGCCATTGTTAAGCGGTTTTAGATGTTAATTATCGGGCAGTGATTTTGCCCATGTCTGGGCATCGTCCTTGGCTGCCTCCGCAGACGAAGAAGTGATGTCGGCCTCTTCGGCGGGCATCAGCTTGTTGTTGACGAGCTCCTGCTTGTACTCCGTGAGCTCCTTCTTCACATCAGCATCATCGGCGAGCGAGATGCGCTTCATGAGGAATGAGGGGATGCCAAGCTCTTCTGCTGTCTTGGCGATGAGAGCGTCTCTTTCAGACTTGGAGCGTTCCGACTTGAGCTTTTCGTTCTCGGCTGTGATGGCCGCGAGCTTATTCTCCTGCTCGGCACGATAGGTCTTGAACCAGTCCGGCTCTTCGCTTTCGCCGCCCTTGTCGCCGTCTCCCGAATTGGGTTTGGGCTGCTCCTTGGGCGACTTCTTCTGCGCCTTGCGTGTCACCTCTCCCTGCATCATGCGGGCGAAAGGCACCAACGAATCCGCTTTCTTTTCGATGTCCTCGTCAGAGGCATCATCGGCTAAGCCCTCGCTACCCGTCTTGCACAGGTCCTCGATGGCGTTGTCTGTCAGACCGAAGTCCTTACACTTGGTCTGCAGAACTGTAAGTAATTTCTTGTTCATAGCTATGGAGAAATTATTATGATTGGTACTTGGACGCAAAGTTAATGATATTTCTCCAAATGTGCGTAATAAGCACAAAATTATTTTTGCGATATTACGACTTGAACGACAGCTTCTTATGGCATATCGAGCTGATATTGTGAGGGTAAATATGAAATTTTTGTCCTCAAAAACTTGCACGGGTTAAATATTTGCCCTATCTTTGCAGCATCAAACTGAAATTATACCGCGCTCGACAAGCGCACAAAAACTGAAAACGATATGATACAGACCATCGACACCAAAGTGAAATCAGACAACATTCTGAAATTCCGCAACTGGCAGAATGCCGCCCACGCCGCCTCACTGCTCGTCAAGAAAGGCGCCACCGAAATTCAGGACGCTGAGACCAAAGATAAGGGCGGCAGGAAATATGAGCTTGATGGCGAAATCTATTACATCTGCTGCTATTAATTAGTCAAATCAAACAAACGCAATACTGATATGAACACCAACAATTTCAACATCCTCGGTTTCGATACCGAACTGACCGTGGTCATCGACCGCAACGCCAAAGAGTTCCTCCCCGTCATCATCAAGTCGGGCAACCTCTACGACCCTCAGAACAGCTTCAAGCCCATCAATCCGAAGCCAAAGCAGAAGTCTCTCACTGACGACCAGCGCAAGCGTGCCCAGCAGATCATGGATGAGGCTCAGAAGACATGGAAGCCTGCTCAGACTGAGAAGCCC